CTCACATCGGTCTCGCAGCACGTGCCCTCGCACACGATTCTCCACTTTCTCCACGACTATCCCTTGACGTGGGTGGAGACCCCGCGTGTCTATGACGGAACATCCATTAGCGTGAACGGTGTTCTGGTTGCGTATACGTCCAACCCTCACAGTCTCGTGACGGCTATGCGCGCAGCCAAGCACTCGATGCGCCTTCACCCCCATACGTCAATTGCCTGGTTCACTTTGCTGAATACGATTTGCATCGAGACGGATGGTGGTCGTGTTGTGCGTCCGGTGTTTCGTGTTGGCACCCAGCCACCGACGGGCGGGGCAGCCAAGGACTGGAATAACTGGGTCAAGACATGCGTCGAGTACATTGATGCCTCCGAGACGGAGACGCTCCGGATCGCCCTCACGCGCGACTTGATCACGACGCACACGCATTACGAGATCCACCCATCGCTTCTGTTGGGACATATGGCAGCTACCATTCCTCTTTCGGACCACAACCAGTCGCCTCGAAACACCTATCAGTCAGCCATGGGGAAGCAGTCCATGTGTATCTACGCGAGCAACTTTGCCAAGCGTCTGGACAAGAACGCCTACGTTCTCTGCTCCATCACCCGCCCGATTGTCGAGACCCGGAGTATGAACATGCTCAAGATGCACGAGATGCCGTTTGGAATGAATGCCATTGTTGCCATTGCGTGTTACGGTGGCTACAACCAGGAGGATTCGATCATCATGAACCGGTCTGCTGTGAATCGCGGACTGTTCCGGGGACTCTATTACACCATGTACAAGGACGAGGAGCATCGGAATGTCACCTCGGGCAGGGAGGAAAAGTTCATGCGTCCCGAGAAGAAGAGTACTCGCAAGTACAAGAACACGAGCTATGCAGCCGTGAATGAGAATGGTATCCCGATCTTGAATGCAACTCTCCAGGAGAATGATGTTGTGATTGGCAAGGTGGTGAATCTCCGGCATGATACGGCCGGGTACTCGTTCCGCGACGCTTCGACCACGCACAAGAACTCCGAGCCTTGCCGCGTTGATGGTGTGTGGCAGGACAAGAATTCAGATGGGTATCCGTTTGTCAAGGTCCGCGTTGTGTCCGAGCGTGTTCCCCAGGTGGGTGACAAGTTTTCAAGCCGCCACGGTCAGAAGGGAACTGTTGGTATGCTCCTGAATGAGGAGGATATGCCCTTTGCAGCATCCGGGTTGCGTCCGGACTTGATTATGAATCCTCACGCGGTTCCTTCCCGCATGACAATTGCACAGTTGATGGAGTGTATCTTTGGTAAGATCTGTACCAAGAAGGGATCGCTTGCAGATGGCACGCCGTATAACCATCTCAAGGTTGATGAGCTCCGGAAGCAAATGGCTGAATTGGGCATGCACCCGTACGGCAATGAGGTCTTGTACAATGGACAGACGGGCGAAATGATGGAAGCCGAGATCTTCATGGGCCCGACCTTCTACCAGCGCCTCAAGCATATGGTGATGGACAAGCAGCATTCTCGCGCCCGCGGCCCCATTGTGTCGCTCACTCGTCAGCCGTGTGAGGGCAGGAGTCGCGATGGCGGTTTGCGTGTTGGAGAGATGGAGCGCGATTGTATGATCTCACACGGTGCCTCGGTGTTTACCAAGGAGCGTCTGATGGATGTGTCTGACCCATTCCTCACGGGAATCTGCAAGACGTGCGGCACTCTTGCAGTCGTGAACCCGGCAGAAGGAATCTATTCGTGTGGTTCGTGCGGCAACATGACGGATTTCGTTCAAAAGACCATTCCGTACGCAATGAAGTTGTGGATGCAAGAGTTGGAGGCCATGCATATCGTCCCTCACATGATCATGAGCTAAAGGTAGAAATCCTCATGTTTCATTCCACACGCAAACAAATCCGCCTTGTTCGTACTTCCTGCAATGGTTTGTTCATCCGGTGATTCAATAGCAATCGGGTACAGCATGGCATCGCGACGACATCCTAGTTCAGGCGTGTCAAACAAGACCCAGTCGGTCACAAAATGATTTTTGAATGGAATGGCCAAATCGTCAATGGAAAAGAGATCAGACAAGTACTTGGCATAGCGATGCGTGACCATGTAACATTGTGCTCCCCATGGATTGGACGTTCCGACATTCCGGATAATATACTCTCCGCCCACACAGGACCATTCACCTTGTGGAAAGTTAACGTACCCGAGCGACAAGACATCTGTATTGCCTTCCATCATGTGTGGAGTCAATGCATCCACTAGCCTATTAAAGTGTTTGTGGAATCGGACGTCATCTTCAATGATGATACCGAGTGGTTCACCGCTTCTTGCAAACTCTGCCAGGGCACGCATATGACCCATGGTTGCTGCACATCCGGTGGGGTAGGATGTATTCCTTTCGAAACACGTCTTGCCCCGACGCTGCACCTCTTCATCTGTCCATAACGGGGAAGGGACCAGCACGATGTCGAGACCGAGTGGTTCTGCGGCTTTTATCAGCCTCTCGCCGCGCCCCCGGTCGCAATTGACTGCATAAATCCGCATTCCACCTTCCTGTGTTTTGTGTGTAGATTGTTTGCCGTAAGAAAAAAATATTGGCATTGAACACAACAAGCAATATGGGTGGTGGTCTTCTTCAGCTCGTCAGCTACGGTGCGCAGGATATCTACATTTCCGGTAACCCCCAGATCACGTTCTGGAAGGTGCTGTTCAAGCGTCACACGAACTTCGCGATGGAGTCCATTGAGGTGACGTTCAACGGCCAGGCGGACTTCAACCGCCGCGTGACGGCCATCATCAACCGTAACGCCGACCTGATGTACCGCACGTACGTGCAGGTGGTTCTGCCGACGATCGATCTCTCGTCGACTAACAACTCGACGGTTTCCCGCTTCCGCTGGCTCAACTACGTGGGCCACCGTCTGATCAAGACGGTTGAGCTCGAGATCGGCGGCCAGCGCATCGACCGCCAGTACGGCGACTGGATGCAGATCTGGACCCAGCTGTCCCAGGATGCGGGCACGATCAAGGGCCTCGATGACATGATCGGCAACACGCACGACCTCGTGCTGATGAAGGACCGCAAGGGCTACGCGCTGGACCAGTCGTGCGCCGGTGCCGAGCTGACCAACACGTGCGCGCCGCGTGCGGGTACCCCGGCCAAGACGCTGTACATCCCGCTCCAGTTCTGGTTCTGCCGCAACCCGGGCCTGGCGATCCCGCTCATCGCGCTCCAGTACCACGAGGTGCGCATCAACGTGGAGTTCGAGCAGTGGGTCAACTGCTGCTACTACGAGGGCACGGCGACGACGGCGATCCAGTCCCTGACGGCCGCGTCGCTCTACATCGACTATGTCTACCTGGACACGGAGGAGCGCCGCCGCTTCGCCCAGCAGTCGCACGAGTACCTCATCGAGCAGCTGCAGTTCACGGGTGCCGAGTCGATCACGAGCTCGAGCAACAAGATCCAGCTGAACTTTAACCACCCGGTGAAGGAGCTCGTGTGGGTCGTCCAGCGCGACTCGTTCATCGACTGCTCGAACCCGGGCGCCCAGTCCTCCTTCATCCAGGAGGTCAACGGATGCCAGCCGTTCAACTACTCCGACGACTTCTCGACGGAGGGTGTGATCATGGACGTGCTCGCCCGCGGCTCGCTGGGTGGCGGTGCCTCGACGCTCAACGTGCCGACGACGGCCGATGGTCCTTCGGGCCCGTACCTCCCGGGTGTGGGTATCCAGGTTGGCCCGTCCCTCCAGGGCGCCAGCTGGCTCGACACGAACTTCGGCTCGTCGGGCAACGACCAGGCCTACCTGTTCGAGGACACGACGAACTACCTGCTCGCCAAGGTGGTGCTCGACTCGGGTGTTCGCTGCACGGGCAAGAACCCGACGGAGGTGGCCAAGATCCAGCTCAACGGCCAGGACCGCTTCACGGAGCGCGAGGGACGCTACTTCAGCATCGTCCAGCCGTTCCAGCACCACACGCGTACCCCGAGCCCGGGTATCTGCGTGTACTCCTTCGCGCTCAAGCCGGAGGAGCACCAGCCCAGCGGCAGCTGCAACTTCTCGCGTATCGACAAGGCGACCCTGCAGCTCACGGTCTCCGTCAACACGGTGCGCTCTGGCCGCACGGCGCAGGTCCGCGTGTACGCCGTCAACTACAACGTGCTGCGTGTGATGTCCGGCATGGGTGGCCTGGCCTACAGCAACTAGAGACAGCCGAGAGGTCCAACACCACGAAGAAGAATCAAACACAAAACCCCAAATGGGCGCGAAGAATCGCTTCCATTAAGGTAATGGACGCTTACGTAATCCATCTTTCGCATCGAACGGATCGGATGAAACTCATACAGCAGAACCATAAATTGTACCCCTGCTTGAACTTGAAGGTTGTCGATGCTGTTGCACATTCGAATGGTGCAATTGGCTGTCTGCGATCTCATCAAAAAATTATTCAGATGGCCAAGAATGCCGGGAAACCCTACGTATTGGTCTTGGAAGACGATTGCAAGTTCTTGATTCAGAATGGGTTCTTGTTCAAGCATCTGAACCATATGGTGGACTACTTGAATCGACACCCGCAAATCCAAGTGTTGAATGGATCTGCAAACTTTTCAGAACCGGAACCCTTGACATGGAAAACTGAAGGCGATCTCACCTTTTTGCATGCCGACCATGTATCCACAACACATTGCGTTCTGTATACTGCATCCTCGTATGACGCAGTCCTGGCATTTGACGATGAAAGTCCGATTGATGACGCACTCAATTCACTCCGAATGGAATTTGTGTTCCCATTCTTGGCGACACAAGCTCCTTCGTATTCAGATATTCAAAAAGAGGATGTTGAACATAAAATCGCCCGATCTTATGCATTTGTCAGGGATGTGTTAGCAAATGGACGATAAACCTTGGGTCGCTCTTCCATAATGAATTCGACCAACTTGTCGATCTCCGTCTTGTGTTCCGAGTAGGGGCGGATGCAATGGGAATCTGCATAAACGTCCCGGTAAATATCACTCGGCTGGTAATGCCACTCATGGCGGTCGATTCGCGCAAACGAATTTCCACGTCCCATCATCACGAAAATAGACTGATCGTGATACACCTTCATCTTGTACGTGGAATAGGCTTCATCCACACCCCAGCGCTGAATGACGGTCCCGTCATTGAGCACGTGGTTGTATCCCTCATTATAGTCGCTGACTCGCTTCACCGACTCTGGCCACGTTTCCGGAAGATCAAACACCTTGGTGAACAAGGACCCCT